TCGCTTGGCGGAGTCCACCCCGTGCCGGGAGGCGCGCCGTAGCTGCCCGAGCGCGACAGGAACACGTCCTCGATGACGTCCAGGATGATGTCGCCGCGGTCGAGATGGCCGTAGTCGATCCGCTGCACCCGCATCGGTTGCAGATCGCAGCCCAAGTGCGCGTCGGTCAGGGCGAGCACCGAGAACGGGTGCGCCTGGTACATCGTTCGGTTCACGACAAGCTGCGCCTTGAGCATCGGGCGCGCGAGCGTGCGCAGGTCGCGCCATGCCAGCGAGTTCGCCAGAGCCTCGTCGTGCACGCCGGGGTAGTTGACGGACACCGGGCTGATACGGCCTCCCTGAATCCGCACGTTCGCCATGTCCTGCGCGAGCGCGCGCGTCGGCTTGTAGTCGAGCCGGCGGCTGCGGAACGGCACGAAGACCTGGTTCGACGTGTCGACCCACGTCGACCGGACCGGGTTGCGGATCTCTTTCAGGCAAGTAGCGCGCGAGACGACGGGCAGCGTGCCGACCGTGTAATCGAAGCGCGCGAGCTTGATCTTGAAGAGCCCGGAGACGAGGTCGAGATAGACCACGCCGCCCATCTGCCGCTCGACCTCGCGCAGCAGGTCGCGGGCCTCCGTCTCCTCTTCGAGCTTGCACGAGAACCCGTTGCCCTCGGCCGCGGTCGTCGCGGCCGCGGCTTGGAAGTCAGCAACGTCGATCGATGCCGCCGGAACGCCCAGGCCCCATTCCGTATCGGTCATTATCTCGTAGGCGACGTTCGCCAGGTTCGCGTCGTTGCCGAGGTTGAGCGCCGCTTCGCCGGCGGACAGGCCCAGGCCATTCGGGATCCGGCGCAGCTCGAACTTCCACGGCTTGACGCTCGTCGTGTTGCCGATGTAGCCCGGGCCGGGGATCGTCAGCGCCGCGTCCTGGTACTTCTGGAACACGACGTACGAGGTCCTGCGGTACCGGCTCGTCACGCCGCCGACCGCCTGGAACTGCGACAGGTACGGATCCGCCGTCTGTGCGTCGCTGCCAGGGTAGAACAGGCAGTTCGCTACAACGCCGCCGCTGCCAAGCGTGTCGCCTCCGAAGAGCGACGGCAGGTCGATCGTGAAGACGCCGGTCGTCACCGCGCCGGAGAAGACTTCCGTCTCGCCGATCCACACGCGGCGCAGGCTGACCGGCGTCTCCGTCGACCCGCGGCAAAGCCCGAACTGAATCCCGACGAAGTAGCGGAACCCGCGCGTGACCCGCGTCGACGACCAGAGCCCGGTCTTCACCTTCTCGACGATCGCCTGCTGCACCAGGTCGTCGTACCAAATGACGTTTGGCCCTTCGATGATCTCTGTTCCCCAGATGACCGGGACCTTGCGGTTCTCGTCGGCCGTCGGGAAGTTGAAGTCACCGAGCGATGCGGGCCGCGCGTTCTCGACCTTCGGCTTCGGCCGGAGGAACTCCTGCAGCGCGAACACGGCGACGTAGACCGCGAGGGTGAGGAAGATGCACATGGCGCTCGCCTAGTTGAGCTTCGGAGTGTGGGAGCCCAGGTGCACGAAGCGGGTGAGGTAGAGAGTCGCGGCAGCGAGCACGCTGACAGAGTCCCGAAGAAGACCTATGCCGCGATTACAGTTCGCGCAGAGCATGCCGCGAATCTGGCCGGCTGCTTTGTCATGGTCGACGTGCAGCCGCGAGCAGTGGCCCTTGCCGGAAGGAGGGTGGCCGCAGATTGCGCATCGGTTGCCCTGCGCTTCGATCATGCGATCGGCCTGGTCGCGTGTAACGCCGTGGTGGGCCTTGAAGGAGTGGGCGCGATACCTTTCGGGATGGGCCGCCCTGTAGCGTTTGTCATAGGCTGCCTCGGTCGCCCTGCCCTTCTCAGTCTGTCGATACCTGATCTTCTTTCGCTTAGAGGCGGCCCGACACTCAGGGTCTTGCAGCCTTCTTCGCTGATATGCTCGCATCCAAGCGCGCCGCTTCTCAAGGAAATCAGGGTCGCTTACCTTCGGGTAGTCAGGAAGAGTGTTCATCAGTCGAGCGATGTAAGAAAGATGTTCTTCTTGGGCACGAACGGGTACCCGCCGTTGTTGCCAACGTTCGCGTGCTTCAGCGAACAGTCGCCCTCGATCAAGTGGTCGCACCCTCGATAGACGACGACCGTCGAGCCGAGCAGCGCCATGGGGAACGGCAGCATGAGCGTCAGCACGTCGCCGGCCTGTCCGAGGATGGTACGGAAGTCGTTGAACGCCTGCGGCTTCGCGAAGCCGGCGGAGAACTGGTTCCCTCCGCCGAACGCGCCGGCGCCTGCGACGGTGATGTCGTTGCCCGAGATGGCGGTAACCGTGCTCGTGAACTTGTTCGCCGGGTCGTCCTCGTCGACCCCGCAGAGGAAGTCGTACAGCACGTTGTTGCACACCGACTGAAACCCGAAGCGAGGGACCGTCTTCGACAGCCCGTATTCGAGGGAGTAGACGGGGAACACCAGCGACTGTCCGTCGTCGCCGAACCGCGCAGCGTGAACGGTGCCGATAAACGACGTGATGACCTGCGGCGTTGCCCCGTCGTCGCGGTGGAATCGGCGCAGCGTGAGCAGCGCCGACTGCCCGGGGACGATGCCGGCGAACCGCCTGGCGAACTCCGCCGTGCCCGGCATCGTCACTTCGAGCGGCCGCGACCTCTCGTCCGGGCCCTGCACGATCGACCCGCGCATGATCGCAATGGGCGCGTACGTCTCCCCGGCAACCGTGATCGTGTCCTCCGCCGACGTGTAGAGGTAGGGCGGGTCGCTGCCGATCGTGAACCGATAGATTTCGACCGGCCTGCCGTCTTGCTCGCTGGTTTCGTGGGCGTGGTACGTCACGGCTCGACGCGGACAGGAACGAAGATCCGGGCACGGCCAATGCCTCGGTGGCGGATCACGACCTCGTCGGAGTCTAGCCGGACCTCCTCGAGGAACTCGACGCGAGTCACTTGCGCCGCGGTCTTCGTCGACGGCCAGTTCGCGTCGACCGTCAACCGCTCTTCGGTGGCGCTCAACTCGACCGACGACAGGACAGTGCGCGTGAGGGTCGACGCGTCGGTGAACGTGATCCGGAACGTCGCCCGCGGCTGCCGGGATTGCACGAAGCGCGTGTAGCCGACGTTCTCGACGTCCATCAGCGCCGTCCCGCTCGTGAGCGTCTGCGTGACGAGAAGGTCCTCGATGAAGGTCGGGATCCAGAACGTGCGCTGCCTGCCGCGCAGGTAGTGCAGGAGCTGGCGGACCTGGTACAGCCGCTGGCGCGTGTTCGCCTTGAACCCCTTCGAGTGCAGACGCTGCGCCACCGGCCAGTCGCTCGTCTGGTAGACCGTTCCGCTTTCGTTGTCGATGACGTGGACCCGCATCTCGCTCTGCGTGCCCATCGACGTTCCGTCGATCATGTTCCGGTCGTCGAGCAGGGGCTTCCCGCCGAACGACGAGAACGCAGCTGCGCTCGCGAACGCGGCAGGCACGTCGTTGTCGTCGATCGCAAAGCGCAGGCTGTGCGACTCCGCGTTCACCGGGTAGCGGCGCCCGGACACGTTCGGCACGAGACGGCCGATTCGTGTCGGCAGGAGGATCGTTCCGGCCGCGTACGCCCGCGACAGTGGGGTGCTGACGATGATCGACGTCGGCGAGAACGAGTCGACCGCGACCACGTCGAACGTCCTCGAGTCAGTGAAGACCGTCAACAGCCCGCCGACGCGCAGGTCGACGAAGTCAGTCACGGCCGGAATGGTCGTCGCGCCCAGGATCACGGCTGCTGTCGAGAGCATGCGGTCGTGCCACAGAGGAACGCCGAACGACCTGCCTTGCCACGCCATCAGCAGGTTTTGCAGCTCGCGCCGCTGACGCCCCTCGGTGATCGCCTCCGCTTCGAAGACCTGGCGCGGGTTCTTGCGGTACATGAGCCGCTGCGTCGGCCCTTCCATGTTCGGAATGACGTCGGTACCCCAGATCAGCCGCTCGTCGACGCTATCGCCTTCGAACTCGATCGGGAACAGCGCGATGCGGTCGCCGCTGACCGGAACGATGAGAAGCGCGCCCGTATCGAAGAGGAAGTCGAGCGTCGTGTCGAAGTGCGGCGCGCCCTCCGTGGTGACGACCAGGTCGAGCCCGAGCGGAGCGAGCACGGTCGACCCCGTCTTGAGGAACGACGAGCTCGGCGGGATCAGATCGGGCGGAGTAACCTGCGGGATGTCGAGCCCGACGCCGGCGTTGTTCGTGAACGTGACGAGCGACACCGTCTGCCGGCGGTAGGCGTTGTGGAAGTGAATGCTCGACGTGATCGTCGCGAGGATGTTGCCGAACGCGTACTCCCTCGAGAGGACGTGGACGTGCTCGAACCACGTCTCGCCGCCGTTGAACGTGTCGGAGAGCAGCGCCTTGAACTCAGTGCCGCCGCCGCCCCCGCCGCCGACTCCGCCTGCCACCGGGTTCGCGACGTAGCCGGTTGCCTCGGCGAGCGCGCGCAGGCCGGAGAACGCCGGCTTGTGCGTGTCGCGGTTGATCGAGTAGGCCTTCGAGTTCCGGCCGTTGAAGGCGAAGACGGTGGCAGAAAACGAAGCGTCGACGATCCCTGGAACCTCGGTGTCGACCACGTCAGGCAGTGACCTTGCGGTACATGATGCCCTGCGCCGCGGTCGCGCCGGCGACCGCGGCCGTCAGGTCCTTCGCGACCGTCGGGAAGAACAGCCAGTCATCACCGCCGATTGCGATGGTTTCCCCAGGGGACATGAACCGGATATTGGTGCCCCGGATGTCGTTCAGGTAGCCGAGCCTGTAGAGATCGGCCTGCGCTGCGCCTCCGCTCTTCGGTCGGTACCAGAGCTGGATCGGGTAGCCGGGAATCAAGCCGCTCTGCGATCCCGCGGAGAACCCGCCGAGCGACCGCGCGTCGGGCCCGCCGCGGAACCCGCCATGGACGAACGCGCGCTCGCGTGGAGTCGCCTGCCGGTCGTTGCCCTGCGCCGCCGGCCAGTCAGCCCAGGTGACGCCCCACTTCGTGCTCGCGTGCGGGGCGTCG